GAAATATTTTTAAATGCACATAGTGTTAAAATAGATAGAATTAATATTATTGCTATACTATAGCCACTAATAGTGCTACCAATGGTTGCCATTATAAATAATGATATTCCGACCAATACAAATATAAAAAACTTTAATATTGTTGTAAAACTTAATGTCTGATCTGATGTTCCTGATAACAAATATGAGATTATTCCTTCACTTTGTCCGTCTCCTTTTCCAGGCGTGGATGACTGCATTTTATTTTATGTAGTTACTATTGTCCTAATATATTGTTCTATTATATTTACTATTATAATTTAATATATACATATAAAATATAATACGATTCAACATAATACTATCTACCTACCTATCCGATACCCTAATGATTTAACCTATCCATTGCAGTTTTTTTTCCATGACAATCACGACACAATGCTACTAAATTATTTATTTCATTTGTTCCTCCGTTGTGTAGTGCTATAACATGGTCTACTTCAAACCACGCAGGTAATTGTTTGTTACAATCTTTGCATATCCAGTTTTGACTAGCTGCTATATATTTTTTCTTTGTTTCACTAACGCTTCTTTTTGTTGTTCCTTTGCCTGACTGCATCATGCGACTAATTTGCGACTGAAACGTGTTATTTCCGTCTGTTGCACCTGCACCATCGATGCCTCCGCCTCCGCCTCCGCCTCCGCCCCAAATACTCGTATTTGTATCACTGAATGACTTTGAATTTGTTAAACTTAAAAATGGTGTAATCAGCGAAGCAGAGTCACGCGTCATCGGCAATGTTTTTATCATTTCGTTTGCTTGTCCTAAAAACTCTTTCGAGTTATTTGGATTTTTTTTTAAAAATAGGTAAATAGAAAGACCTGCAAATGCAAATGTTACCATTTTCAAATATTTGCTGTGTTTTATCGTATTAAATATTTTCACTATTTTTCCATCATAATATGTATTTGCAATTAGTAAAGCAGTTATTATAAATACTATCAGTTCGGTTTTCATTCTATTTACAATATATTCACAATATAATTTTATACTTTATACTTTTATTACGTTTATTCTTTGCGTTTTATTACGTTTATTCTTTGCGTTTTATTATGTCTACTTGGTGTTAACATTCCTGTTGACATTATATTTCTTACTGATTCTCGTTTTTTTACACTTTTATTCAGTTGTAATTTTCTAAGAGCTACACTATCATTTACTTTCATATTATTACTTAGGTGTTGTGAACGCGGTTGTGGTTGCGGTGGTTGTAGTGTTTGCGATTGTTGTAGTGGTTGTATATGTTTTTCATGTATATTTTCACTTACTATATCTTCATAAGATGTAATTTTATTCATATTTTTTTTATATTCTTCGCGTGGATTTAAAGTATGCAAAAATAAGTTTACTTTCTTAATATCATGCACCAGCTTTCCTACCTTTATTACTTTGGCGCCATTTTCAAAAATATTCTTCACAAGAATATTCATCAACATTTGAATATATATTTTATACTCATTGCTGCTTAGTTTATAGTTATCAAATGGTTTTTTAATCAACTCATAATAAATAGATACCATACCCCATATGTCCACGTTATGCATATATACATGTTTAAAATACTTACCTAAATTCAGTGTATTTGTAGTATGATTTGTATACTCAAGTAATACATCTACAATATAGTTTATAACATAGTTTATATAAATATCTTCCGTGATAGTATCATCAATAAACATGTTACTTCCCTTTACCATTCGTAAAAAGTCTTCTTTATAGGCATCAATAAATACACTTGCCAAATATTTATGTATCTTATTGTAGTCATTTTTAAAATTTGAATACTGCGCAGTTGCAAATATCCGCAGCGACTCTTTGTCAATATGCTTCCCTTGTTTTTTCAAAACTGCCAAAAAGTCTTCGTAATCTTGAAGCAAATTTTTAGAAAATAATATTGTCGAAAATGGATGCTGGTATTGGGTATCCAATCCAAATAAGTCCTCTGGAACATTTTCCCCCTCCGGAACCATGTAAGATAACCCCCAGTCAATCAATACCGGCACGTTGATATTGTCCGAAAATAATATATTTGCACTTTTTAAATCACCATGAATAACACCTGCACGATTCATACTTGGTATTACCACTGAAATAAATTTAATTATGATATTATTTAAAAAAATGAGATCTTTTATTGTTAACTTTGTCTTCTTTATATAAGAATGCAATGACTCACCTAGTTTTGGCATGTTAATAATTTTAAACTTATCTAAGTTATTATTTATATTTTCTTCAGTAATGGGTCCTTTTGTTTTACTATCACTCACATATGAAAGTATTGTGTCGCATACACTTTCTATATTTTTTGCATCATCTTTTGTAAAGGGAGCAGGATCACATATTGTAAAGTCATCTATAGATAAATACTTTTTTATTTCATTTGGTAAATGTTCTAGTTTTTTTTTAATTTTTACAACATAATCATACTCTCTTTTTGCATACTTTGTTTCAATTAACTTGCTTACAAATTTATCCCTTTTATCATTATCGTAGTGACTATTGTTATGCGTATCTTTACATTTCAATGCTGGAGAAAAAATACATCCAAAACCACCTTGCACAAATGGTGCACCTCCGTAGTTGATTATTAATTTTTTGATATTGCTCGTTCTTTTGCGATAGTTTGCTCTTTTTGTAATACGCTTATTATATCGCCGTTTATACTTTATATTCTTCCTCTTTGTTTTTGTATTTTTTCGTCTTTTCATTTTAATTTTCATTTTCATCTATTTTAATTTTTTTATAACTATGTGATATATTATTACAATACTATTAATATATCACAATAAAAAATATTACGCATTATTTGTTACATATCATTATTTATTACATATCATCATTTATTACATATTATTATTTACTACACCTCACTTTTTATACATATAATATACAGCACTTATTCCAAGCACAACTAATACAAAAAACACCAGTTTACGCTTATATTTTTGTTCTTCTTTCATAAGCATACCTTTCGGTTTATAATTATCGTAATATTTTTGCATTGCTTCGGTGAGTGACATTTCATCTTTGCCTTGCATTTCATTTACACGATTATGTATAAAATGAACCCACTTAATAAACGAGTCGCGACTATCTAAATATGGAGCAATTGGATACTTGTCTAATAACTCGCTAAAATAATTACCCATTGATGAAACAGGAATAAATAATGGAAAGTTTTGAATAAGTTCGTAATATTTTTTCTTGGTAACGTCGTTAGGATGTTTTGGATACGAAATTGCAATCGTTAAAAGAACAAACCAATAATGTGGTCCCCATACATTTGAATCTAATACCATTACTAATTTGAAACTATATAAAAAGATAGTGAAGAATACATATATTAAAGTAATTATTAATTTACAATAAATAAAGATACAAAAACATAAACATACAACATACAACATACAACATACAACATACAACATACAACATACAACACACGAAAATATAACTATTTACCATGTCAAATACTCACGGAAATGGAAATGCATATTGTAACAACTGCGGCAAATGTGGACACATATTAAACGATTGCAAGAATCCAATTACAAGTATAGGAATTATTTCATTCAAGTATAACAACATTACAAATTCCATAGAATACCTTTTAATCCAAAGAAATAATAGTTTTGGATTTGTAGAATTTATTCGCGGCAAATATCCATTGTATAATATTCAATATATACAAACACTTATTAATGAGATGACAACTGATGAAAAAACAAAATTACTAACTATGAGCTTTGAAGACCTATGGAGTTTACTATGGGGTGAGTATTCAAATAATCAGTATAGAAGCGAAGAAATATCATCCAAAGATAAGTTCGAATTATTGAAACGTGGAATAAAAATAAGAAATAATGAGTTTAGTATTCAGTCACTTATTGATTCTTCGAGCACATCATGGGTAGAACCCGAATGGGGATTTCCTAAAGGACGAAGAAATTATCAAGAAAAAGATATTGATTGTGGTGTTCGTGAATTTATAGAAGAAACCGGATATGGAATAAATGACTTTAAACTGATTGAAAATATTATTCCATACGAGGAAATCTTTATTGGCTCAAACATTAAAAGTTATAAACATAAATACTACCTTGCATTTATGGTAAATAATGGTGTATCTTTGGAAACAAAAAAGTATCAAAAATCGGAAGTTAGAAACATGAAATGGATGACATATGATGAATGTTTAAATGTTATACGTCCTTATAATTTAGAAAAAATAAATATTGTAAAAAAAATAAATAAA